ATATTTGTTAATTTTTTAGTCTTACAAACATTTACAACTAAGTCATTTTCTCTGTTATGTTCTCCAACTATCATTCCTTCATATACTGGAATACCTGGATCTAAGAATAAAGTTCCTCTATCTTGTAAGTTATTTAAAGCATAAGGAACAGTAACTCCTGGTTCAGTAGCTATTAAAACTCCCTTATTTCTTGTAGGAATATCCCCTTTATATTCTTCATAATCAAAGAAAGAGTGGTTTAAAATTCCTGTACCTTTAGTATCAGTTAAAAATTCATTTCTAAATCCTATAAGTCCTCTTGCAGGTACTTTAAATTCAAGTCTTGTATATCCATCTTGTCCTGGAACCATAGAAACCATTTCAGCTTTTCTAACTCCCATCTTTTCAATTACAGTTCCTGTAAAGCTGTCATCTACATCAATTAAAGCAAGCTCGATAGGTTCTAATCTCTTTCCATCTTTTTCTTTAAATAAAACTCTTGGTTTAGAAACTTGTACTTCAAAACCTTCTCTTCTCATATTTTCAAGTAATATAGAAAGTTGAAGTTCTCCTCTTCCTTTAACTATAAATGAGTCAGGAGAATCAGTTGCTTCTACTCTCATACTAACATTTGTTTGAATTTCTTTTTGTAATCTATCCCAAATATGTCTAGAAGTTACAAATTTTCCTTCTTTTCCAACAAATGGAGAATCATTTACCATAAATGTCATTGCAAGTGTTGGTTCATCAATATCAATCAAAGGTAAAGCAACAGGATCATTTATATCTGCTAATGTTTCCCCAATATCTATATCATCAATACCAGCAACGCAAACTATATCCCCAGCTTCAGCCTCTTCTATTTCAACTCTTTTTAATCCTTCATAACCATATAGAACAGAGACTTTACCTTTAACTTGTTTTCCATCTCTTTTTATTAACATTACATCTTGGTTTCTTTTTAAAGTACCATTGTGTATTCTTCCAACTGCTAATTTTCCAACATAGTTATCATAAGCAATATTTGTTATTAAAAATTGAGTTGGTTTAGCTACATCTCCATCAGGATCTTGAACATGTTCAAGTATTGTTTCAAATAATGGTTGCATATCTGTATTTTCATCAGTCAATTCTTTTCTAGCAAAACCTGCTTTTCCTGAAGCATAAACTACTGGAAATTCAAGTTGATATTCATTAGCATTTAATTCTATAAATAAATCATAAACCATATATAAAACGTCTTCTGGTCTTGCATTAGGTTTATCGACTTTGTTTACTACAACTATTGGTCTATGTCCTTGTTCTAAAGCTTTTTTCAAAACATATTTTGTTTGAGGCATAGGACCTTCAAAAGCATCTACAAGTAAAAGAACAGAATCAACCATTTTCATAATTCTTTGTACTTCTCCACCAAAGTCAGCATGGCCTGGTGTGTCAACTATATTTATCTTATAGTCTTTATATCTAGCAGAGGCATTTTTAGAGAAGATAGTAATTCCTCTTTCTCTTTCAATATCATCTGAGTCCATAACTCTTTCTTCTACTTTTTCAAGTTCATGAGTTTTAAAAACTCCTCCTTGTCTCAATAGACAATCGACAAGAGTTGTTTTACCGTGGTCAACGTGAGCAATAATTGCTATGTTTTTAATTTTCATTTTTTTCCTCTCATATTTTTAAATTAATAATATTTATATCCTTTTAATAAATTATTATTTTCTATATTTGCCAAACCTAAGAATTCATCTTGATAATATACTCTATATTTTTTATTTTCTAAACTATCCTTTATTTTTACAGTGTTACCATTTTTAAATAAAGTAAATTCTTTCTCAGTTTCTAAACTATATTTCTCATAAGAAAATACATCTTCAACAGAATTTAAAAAACTAAAATCGTTATTTTGAGCCATTTCTTCCATCTGTTCCAGTGTATATGAATTAGTTAAAGAATATTCTCCAACATTTATTCTTTGAAGCTCTGTCATAGTGGCATAAGTTCCTAAATCTAAACCTATATCATAGATTAAGCTTCTTATATAGCACCCCTTAGAAACCTTTGTTTTAATTTTAGCCTTATTATCTTTAAAATCTAAAAGTTTAATATATTCAATAGTTACATCTCTTTCAGGTCTCTCTATCTCAATACCTTTTCTTGCTAAATGATAGAGTTTGTTTCCATCAATTTTTATAGCAGAGTACATTGGAGGAACCTGCTTTATATCTCCTATAAATTTTTTTAAAGATAATTCTAAATTATCTTTTGAAACATCTATAAGATTTTCAGCAATTCTTTTTCCTTCAATATCATAGGTATCAGTGGCATATCCTATTTCAAAATTAGCTAAATAAACTTTATTTTTAGCTTCTAAATCAGAAGCAAGTTTAGTAGCTTTTCCAACACAGATAAGCATAAGTCCTGTTGCTAAAGGGTCAAGAGTTCCTGTGTGACCTATTTTTTTAGTTTTTAAAATCTTTTTAAGCTTTCTTATAACATCAAAGGAACTTATTCCTTTGGGTTTATTTACAAGTATTATTCCTTCCAAAATATCAATCCTCTAGTTTGTTTAATATATTTTAACGAGATATTATACCACAAAAATTAGAATAATGATAGTTTATCATTTAACTATGGGACCAAAGTGAAAACCTTTTCTTACTGGCATCATATATATATAGTCAGTAAAGTCACTATATTCTTCGCCAGTTTCAGTATCTTCTATAATAATTTCAACATAAAAATTATTAAAATTTTCTTCAAAATATATAAAAGTGTCAATAATTTCTTTATCAAGTGGATATAGATAAATAATCTCATCTTTATAATAACCATCATTATGTTTTAATTTAGCAATAGACTGATTTATTTTAAATTCTTTCTTCTCAGCAGTAGCTTTATTTATCTCAAATGCTTTTATTGCTTGATTGTAAATAGAAATTTTTCTATTATAAAAATTAATATTTTTTATTACTATATTTTCGGGAAGTTTTCCTTTTGAAGTAATTTCTAAATTTAGAGTTTTTTTGGTATCACCATAAGAGTTAAAATCTAATGAATAGTTATTTCTAATTTTTGTTATTCTTATTACAGATAATTGAATTACATAATATTTTTCTTTTACATAAGTAGTCATTACAATAATAAATAATAATGTTAATATTAAAAAAATTGTAAAAATTAATGTTAGAAAAAACTTTATTATTTTTGCCAATTTAAAACCTCCATATTTAGGTAAAAGTGGTATAAGTAAATTACGCATCAGTACCTAAGATTTTTAGAAATATAATAAAGACTTATGGAAAACATGGAAGAGAAGCTTTTATAAATGATTGGTTATATTCAAGTAAATGTAAAATAAATATTACAAGGGGAGAATCTGATAATTTTTTTTATCTTACTATTTTTCCATTTTTATATAAAACTTTTTTTACAACATTTCCATTTTCATCATATTCAATAGCTTCACCATTTAAAACATTATCTTTAAAATTATGAATTGCTTGTATTTTCCCATTTTCATAATAAACTTTAACAATTCCATTTGTTTTTCCGTTTTCAAGAGTAAATATAGCTAATAACTTACCACTAGGGTAAAATATTTTAGCTTCTCCATTTGGAAGAGAATTTTTCATTCTCATAATAGCACTCAATTTTCCATTTATGTAAGTTTCCATTAATCCAGAATCAGTATCAATATCATTAACTATATAAATCATCTTAATAATATTTTCATTTATGGTTTTTTGGGTTTCTGTAATTACTTTGCTATCTTTAATTTGCATTGTAAAAAGTAAATTTCCTTCTTCATCATAACATTCTGATTTTGCATATTCTATATTTGAAATACTATTTTTTGTGAAACTATTAGGATCTCTTAATTTATTTAAAATTTCAATAGCATCTTTTTTATTCATTTTCTTTTTTAGTAAATTTTCTGATTTTATACTAACATTTTTCCCTAGCATTTCTGTGCTATAATCAATGTATGAAAATGTTTTCCCTTCCTTTAATTGATACATTTCTTTTGCCTCAAAATAAGGGGCTACATTTATTAATTTTTCTGAAATTTTTTCTGTGTAAATGATATTATTATTTTCATCAGTAACAATTATTTCGTTTTTTCCTTTTTCTAACTTTGAATAAAAAACTGCTCTTCCCTTTTCTTTTATATTTTTTTCTATATAGTTAAATATTTTATCAATATTTTCAAGATTTGGTTTATAGTCTTTTAATGCTTCTTGAAAATTGGTACTACTACCAGTCATATTAGTATTTGGCATAATGAAGTTGGTACTTTCTACTGCCATACTTAAAATATTAATAAATAAAAATAAAATTGTAGTTAAAATTAATTTTTTTCTCATAATACCTCCTAAAATTTTAATATGTAGTTTTAATTTTAACACATTTAAAAAACTCTTGCTATTTTATTTTTTTCTTAACTATGTTATACTTTTTTAGAGGTGATGTAAGTGGAAAACAAAATTGAAAAACTAGCTGAAATTATAAAAAATTCTAAGCATCTTGTTTTCTTTACAGGAGCAGGTGTGTCAACTGAGCCTACTAACATTACCTACCGAATTAAAAAAAGGGAGATTAAACTCCCATTTTAAGAATATTTAAAACTTTAGTCATCACATCAGTGAAGTTACTATTTAGTACTAAAGAAGCATTATTGTCGTACTGAGTATTCTCATTATTAATGATAATTAGATTTTTACCTCTAAAGTATCTTAAATAATATGCAGCAGGATAAACTGTTAAACTTGTACCTGCAACTATTAAAGTATCTGCTTGTTCAATTTGATAAATAGCTTCATTAACTACATCTTGATTTAAGTTTTCTCCATATAAAGTGACATCAGGTCTAACTATTCCACCACAGTCACATGAGAAATTTTTATTTGATGTTTTTCCACAACTTAAGCAATACCATCTTTTTAAACTTCCATGTAATTCTAAAACATTTTTATTTCCAGCCATTTGATGTAAATCATCTATATTTTGAGTTATTACTGCTTTTAATATACCCATTTTTTCTAATTCAGCTAAAGCTAAGTGACCTTTATTAGGTTTGATACCATTAATATTTAATTCTTCTTCCACATATTCTAAAAAGATTTTTCTATGTGTACAAAAAAAGTCTGAGCTCAATACTTCTTCAGGTCTATATTTTCCTTTATACAAACTACTATATAGTCCATCTTTACCTCTAAAACTCTTCAATCCACTATCGGTCGATACACCAGAGCCAGTGAAGAAAACAAGATGTTTAGAGTTTTTAATTATATTAGCTAACTGTTTAATTTTATCTTCCATTCACATCACTCCTTTTTTTTAAGTATATCACACCAGTAAAAAAAAGCAACTTATATAAAGTTGCTTTTCAATAAAATAAAATAGAAAGCTTTAAAGGTTTAAACGAAATTATTCTTATTTCTTTTATCAATATTTTTAAAATCTTTTTTGTTTCAACAATATCTTCTTCATCGTAATTTTCAATTATAAATTTCAATTTTTCTAAAATCTTTATATCTTTTGGAGTTGAAATATTTAAGATTTTTTCAAATTCACTAACTTTTTCCTTAGTTATCTTTAAATCATTATTGATATCCTTAAATTTATTATCAAGTTCTTCTTCATTTATATAACCTTTTTGGAATAAATTTATTACTCTTTCTTTTTCATTTTCAAGTAGTTTCAAATCATTTTTTAACTTTAAAAACTTCTTTTCCTCATTCTTTTTATCTTTAGAGCTATATTGATTTAGTTCTTCAAGTTCTTTTGAATTTAAAATAAGATACTTTATTGCTTTATCCATTGTTTTTGCTGAGAAAACTTTTCTACATTTTCTATTAACACAAGTATATGAATAGTAAGTACGAACTACTTTTCCATTTTTAGTCTCATAGCTTTTTTTTCTTTTTTGCTGATACATTTTATGACCGCATTTACAATATATAAGAGAAGAATATAATAAATATGGTTTTGCATTTCCAAAAGAAGCTCTAACTTTCATATTTTTTTCTCTTAAAGACTGACAAAATTCAAATAATTCTAAAGGAATAATAGGTTCATGGAGACCCTTATACCATTTTATATTTTTCCTGCTTTCTTTTCTCTTTTTCTCATTCAACTCTTTAACATATCTTCTAAAAGGAACATAACCAATATAAATTTTATTATCAATTATTTCCACTATATCTGATCTTGTTTTCTTAAATCTTCTACCAACTTCAGACAAGTTATGAGTCTCTGCGTATGTTTCAAAAATCTTAAGAATAAAAGGAGCTTTCTCAGGATCAGGAACAATCATTTTATTTTCCCCTCTCATGTACCCAGTTGCTGGATTCCCATGAACAAAGTATCCTGCTTTTGTTTTTTCTTCTAAATTACTTCTTATTCTCAAAGACATTTGTTTTATATCTTCAGCTCCCCAAGCTAAGAATATAGAGAGAGTCATAAAATCTTTTAAATATGGTTGAGATATACTATCAAAAGTAATTTTATATAATTCTAATTCTTCAAAAAATTTCATTCCTGTAGATATTTTTCTAGCTATTCTTGAAACTTCCCAAAAAACTATTTTTGTATAAATCTTTTTACTTATTGATTCAAACAGTTCATTAAATTCTCTTCTGTCATCTACTCTTCCACTTTCAACGTCTTGATAAACTTTTAAAACTTCATAGTTCTTTTCTTTACAGTAGTCCAAACACTTCTTTAACTGGATATTAAGAGAGCTCTCGCTCCCATTATCCTTACTTTGCTCTTTTTTAGAAACTCTTATGTAAATGGCTACTTTTTCCATTATGAAGCCTTTTTCCTTAAAATTATTTTTTTATATAGTTCTTCAATTTGTTCAACTACTGTAGTTTTAATAAAGTCATTTTTCTTCTTTTCCATATTCATCTACCACCTTGTTATATTTAATTCCATTCCTTACCTATTCTTTTCATATTCTTATTCCATTTTTCCCAGTAGCAATTCAAAATATCATTTGTTGTAAATTTATGATGATATGTAATAGCAATTAACTCATCTATAGCTATTGCTAATTTATCTGTATAAACATAGTGCATAAACTCTAAAAGATTGGGATTATCTGTACGAATGTATTCTTTATCAAAAGAGAAACAGATTGCTTCTTTTAAAGCTTTATTCTTATTATCATCAAGATAGTTGACTAATTGTGCGAAAAAGAAATAAATGTCTGTCAACTCTTCAAGTTCCTTATCCCTACAGTATTCTTTTGTTTTCCACGTTTTATGAGAAAGTATAGTTTCTTCATTGAATTCTACACATTCTGCAACTAAGGACATCTTAATATCTTCATAAGTCCTAGTTCTAATACTATTGATACTATCATCCAATTTTTGTTGTAATGATAATATATCTTTAAAATTTTCAGGCTTTTTTATTTCCATTGTTTACTCCTTTTAAGCAAATGAAATATCTTGATACACCCATTCCATATATTTGTTTGAAAAGTTAAAAACTCGATTTAACTCTTTATCTTTTATTCCTAATTTTCTAGCAATACCTCTCATTTTAGCTGTATCCAAATCCCTTACCATTCTAGCCCAGGAACCAAGAGTTGACATAAATCCTATTGGAAGTCTTTGATTAACATCATCAAGGGTTAAAATAGGAGTTTCACTCACACCATTAATACATTTCATAGCTTGTTCTCCTATAACCTCAGTATAAAAGAAATTATTTTCTATATCTTCACCTTCTTCTCCATCTTCTGGTTGGAAGTAGTTATTATATATTTTCTCTGCTGAAGCTCTTGTTTGTGAGATTAGCATAAGTTTATCAAACTTTATAAAACCATCATGTTCAGCAATTTCATTATCCCAAACTTTCTTATGATTTTCACAAACCCTAGTGATATTTAGTAAAATAGTAGCAAGTCTTGCTGCACTTAACTTTTCATCAGAAGGTTTCCTAGTTATCTTTATTTCTTTTTTTTCGTTTATTTTTATTTCTCTCTTCTCTGTTCTCTTTATTTTTCTCATCTTCAACACCTTTCGCCACCAAAAGAGTAGCTAAAGCTAAATTTAGTATACTCACAACATCACATCCAACTTTCCAACAAGAGAAATGGTAAATTAAGTTTATTTTTAATTTTTCTCCAAAGGCTAATTTCCATATAGCCTAGTTCAAAATTTTTAATTTTTCCTTTACTTTGATTAGCAATTATTACAGCATCATTGAAAGTACTTGCAGTATATTCACCATCAACTAAATAAAAATTTTCGCTAATTTTTCTTATTTCTAGCATCTTATCCTCCTAGTTAATATTGACACTGCAAATAATTTAATGTTAAAATAAAACTGTCTGAGGGCTTTATTAACACGAGCAATTATTTGCAGTGAAAAATAATAAAGTCTTTTTTAAATTATTCTATTTAAAACTTTTATAAAGACTTTTAACTCTTCTATCTCATTTTTGAGATTTACAATTCTTGAAATACCTAGCATAGCGACTGCAGCATCATCTTCTACAAGAGAGTTATTGTAATCTATTGTTGCTTGAGCCTTTTCTATCAAAGTTTTTTTGTCAATCATCATAGTTCCTCCATAAGTTTTTGTAAATTATTGATGTATTCTTTTAGTTCCTTTTTGTACTCTTCTCTTTCATTATCTTTTAGAGTTTTAGCTCTCTTTTCCATTCTTTTTATTTTGTTAAAGTTAAAGAATTTTTGACCAGCTGGAAGAAACTCAAGTTTATTCTTTTCAATTACAGGAAGTAATTGTTTTTTAATTTCTTTAACCTTATAGATGTCATTTTCTAATATTCCTAAGACTTCTTCGTATTGAAGTTCTTTATTAGTTAAAATTTTTATTGCTTGATCTGAATAAGCAAATATCTTATCTTTATAGTTTTGAAATTCCAAATATAAATTCCACCTTTTTAAGTAAACAGAAACAGCATCTTTTGAAAGTCCTTTAGACTCATACCAAGCCATAAATGAATTTGAAGGTTTTAAAGTTTTTTCAATTAATGCTAATGATGAACACATATCAAATAAATTATTTTTGTACTTCTTATATGTATTCATAAATATCTTTTCTTGTTCAGATACAGTAGCTATTTCAACAGCATTTAATTCGTAACTGTCGAAATTAAATTCCTTTATTTCAGATTTAGAAGATATAACTATGTCAAAATCGTTATCTAAATTTTTATTCATTGTCTATCTCCTTCCAAATACTTATGAAAATACCCTTTATATAATCTAATTTTTGAGCTTTACTTTCCCATAAGAGAGTTTCATTGTCTATCAATTTAGAAATAAGGCTAAGCTGAGGAATAGGAAAACTTAAATGGATTCCTTGTACACTTAGTTTTTTGTTTAAAAAATCATAGTATTCTTTCTCAAGTTTTGTTCTTCCAATTCTATTTGGAACAATAGCCTTAACCTTATTCAAATCAACTTTCTTCAACATACTCAACACCGAATGAGTTGTAATATTATCAAGAAAGGTTGGAATGACTATATGGTCTGCAATTTCGATAAATAAATTATCTAGTCCCATTACTGGAGATCCATCGATAACAATATAGTCAAATTCCTCTTTCAAAATATTTATAGCTTTTTTAAAAGATTCATTAAAAGAGCTTTTTATTTTATATCCTTGTAAGTGCAAGAAGAAAAGATTCTCTCTTAATTTTTTAATTTTGTAGCTTTTACCTTCAATAAAATCTTCAAGTCCAAACTTACTAGTATCATCAACTTTTACTCCTGCAAATTTTAAAATGTCATTTTGGGAATCGCTAGTAAGAATCAAAGTTTTTTTATCTTTTATGAATGCCTTATAGGCGGCTAGTTGTAGAGTTATATAAGTTTTACCTACTCCACCTTTATTGTTTTTAACAAGTATAATTCCCATTATATCCTCCTATTCTTGGTTATGTTTTTTAGCAAAATATATTTTATGATTTTGCAGATTTATCAATTTAGCTCCATCGAACTGTAATTCTAGTAGTGGATGTACTGTCCCACGTTTTTTGTTTACAATTGCATAACTTCCATCTGCTCTTTTTTTAACAACACCACAAGTAATCATCTCATTATCTTTTATAGCTAACACATAATCATCAGTGTAGATGAAATTCTTATTAACTTTTATTCCTGTACTTTCAAGCCAGATAACATCTGAAAAATCAAATTCTTGTTCACCAGTTTTTTTACTCACACCCATTATTTTCATTTCTTTAAAGTCTACATTCAAAGCTTTATATACCCCTCCTGTAGATATACTATAGAATTTACCATGTAGTTTCATTGTTTAATCTCCTTTCTGATTATAAAATTCAGGTTCACTTAACTTTTTAAAAACACCCACTTCTACTCCATACAAATCGAAAGATAATCTCCCCCAATTAGAACAGTATTTGTATTTTTCAAAATCTAATTTTTGTTCATCTGGAAGAGAAGTATTTACTCTTTCAAAGTCTTTTTGAAGCTTACACCACTTATCAAAGGGCATATTTATTTTTATACTTTTTTCCATAGCACTCCCATTTTTTCTTTGATTTTTTGCGAGATCATAAGATAAAAGACGCTTTCAGCATTTCTTTTAATCTCTCTTAGCATAGGGTTTTTCAATTCTTCAATTATTTCATCTTCAATTTTTAACTGTTGCTCTTGAGGTAAACTTTTAAAAAATTCAATTGCTTCATCATTTCTTTGATACTCCTTTCGTTCTTCGTTTTTTATTTTTTCTTGCTTAGCTTCTCTCATTTCAATCTCTTTAGTATTAACTTCGGTTGTTCCTTTGAAAAGATGATTTGAGAATACAGCTGCAACATTTTTAACATCACTTTTATTTTTCAAAATATTTAGCTGGTCCTGGAATGTTTTTAAAATAAATCCTAGTGAATTATTTTTTAATAACTCTAAAACTTTAGTTTCATGCTTTTTAGAAAAATCAATTCCATTATCCACAAACCATTGTTTTATTTTTTTTAAATCATCATTGGCAAACTCATGCTCATATGATTTATGTTCTTTATGATTTAATTCTTTATTTAAGTTATTTATTATATATTCTTTATTGTTGTCGTTTTCAGACAATCTAGTTTGACTATTTTCATCAGACAAGTTTGTCTCTTTTTTACAATCCAGTTTGTCGATTTCAGACAAACTAGTTTGCGGACTTAAAAAAACTAAATTTTCAATCATAGAATAATTAATCTTAAAATATCTTTTGCATGGAACACCTTTATTTTTTTGTTCCAGTATTTTAAGTTCAATCAAATCTTTAATAATCTTATCTTGTTTATGTCTACCAATTCCTGTAAGTTCTCCAATTTTCTCAATGGTTTGATAAAACCACCCTTCATCATCAGATAGCCCATCAGATGCCTCTATAAGAATTGTCAACAAGAAGGCTGATTCTATGCCTAAACTTTTAACTATTTGCTTATTTAATGTGTAGTAATTACTACTCATTAATAATTGCTTAAATGTTTTATCTTGCATCTTTCCTCCTATCTTTCAATAGAAATTTTTAATAAGTATTGTATAATTAAGTTACAGTATTTTATAAAAGGGAGAATTTAAAAACTTTAAGGAGGAGATATGGAAGAAAAATATCATAAAGGTTATATATTCCCAGATGAATTTTACAAAGAATATACAAATTTCAACTCACATAAAGATTTTATTGAAAAAGCTAAAGAAGAAGGAATTGAAATAACATTAACAAAAACTAAACAAGATATTAAGTTAGTGAATCCACCAAGTGATGTCATATTTGATGAATTTGTTGATTTATTTATAAAAAAATATACAAATTTTAAGTCCTTTAAAGATTTTATAAAAACTGCTAAAAGCATTTATAAAGATCCACCTAGCCTATTACCTAAAAGTTTAATTAGAAGTAAAATAGCAATAGCTGGATTTCTTGCAAGAGATAATTATGAATTAAAATGTAATATATGTCATAAAAATATTACAATAAATAAAGAAACTATTATTCCTAAATGTAACTGCAGTAAATTTTCACAATATATCATTGTCAAAATTTTCTAATAATTCTTTAATATAATAAAGCAACACTAAATATTTCATTTTTGTTTTTGAAATATTCTTATTCATTTTTAATTCAAAAATCCTTTGCTGTTTTTGAAAAGCAGTTGAAATAAACTTAGGAGTTATAAAATGAACTTTAAATTCTCCCTTACTATGAAAAATAACTTCCTTTTGCTCTAATTTGTTTTTTACATAAAATCTTTTAATTTCATGGTTTACTAATTTTTTTAAGAGTTTAATACTCATTTTTCCTCCATTCCACAAAACAATTCCCTCCTCTATAAAATACTGTAAAAAAATATTCAATTGCCAATGTCCTATATAAAGATTCTTAGTCTTTAGATAGATAACCACAAATAGTAATATTTATAGTCATCTATCTAAGGACTAACCTTAGATTTTCAATTCTTTTATAAATTCAGCATCAACATTTAAAGCACAAGGCTCTATGTTAAACTTTTCTGGAAGAATAGAATATTTTATATCGATATATCTTTTAGCATCTTCCATACTTGTAAAGGCATTAAGAATAACGTTATCATCATTAGTTACTATAAAGATTGTTACAGCTGTCTGAGGGCTTTTATCTTTATTAGTCATTCTTTTCACCTGGAACATTGCAAGCATAACCTAATTTTTTTAACTCATCTCTAATTTCTAAAAATTTTACATTTCCATATATTTTAATTAATTCATTAAGTTCATTTATTCTCATATTCAATCTCCTCTCCTAACATAGATCCTAACAACAATCCTAATTCAAAAAATTCATCTTCAATAGTTTCAAAAGTTTTAAATAGTAACTCTTCAAAGTTTTGAAACTCAACATCAGATAGTTTTTCTTCCAGAAGACTCAGTTTATTTATAAGAGATTCTTTCATTGATTTAGAATCTCCATTTAAATATCCTCTCTCTTCCAACATCCTTACCAACACCATTACCTTTTTACTTTCTATATCAACCACCCCAATTTATATTTTAATATTTTTTTATGCTCCTATTTTGATACTATTATAATACTATTATTTTAATGTTAAGTCAAGTTTAAAATAATATTATTTTAACACTAGATTAAATAGTTTAATTTTAGTATTATATTAATATCAATAAACAATGGAGGTATAATATGGCTAAGAAAATAGCACTTCAATTAAGACTAGATGAAGAACTTCATCAAAAAGTTAAAGAAATAGCAGACAAAGAATTAAGATCTATCAATGCTCAACTTGAATACTTTATTTTGAAAGGAATCAAAGATTTTGAGGCAAATCAGAAAGATTCTTAATTTCTAAAACTTTACTACCTAAATTTAATAAAATATTCATTAAAGCATTTTGAGATATTCCAAGCTCAGATGCTTTTTTTGTTATATATTTATAGTTTTGTTCAGACAATCTAATACTAGAATTATATTTAATGTTATCTTTTTTCATTTTATCCTCCTCTCTCTTCTAACATCCTTACCAACACCATTACCTTTTTACTTTCTATAAAAATCACCTCTGTATTTTTAAGATTTATTTAAAAATTTTTTAAAAATTTTAATTTTTTTTAATATTAAATTATAAGTATAAAAACAATAAAATAAAAAATATAATCTTTATTATTAATTTTATAATATAGATATATCATATTAAATTGACATTGTCAACCTAATTTTTAAGGTTAAAACCTTAAAAAAAATATTTAAAAAATAAAAAACTATGCTATAATAAGTAAAAAAGGGGGTATTTTATGTTAAATATAAAAATAAAATATTTAATGGTTGACCACAATATTAGAACAATATCAGAATTATCAAGACAAACAGGAATAAGTAGAGATACATTAAATAAAATTTACGATAATACTAGACCTGAAACTGTGACATTAGAAATGTACCTAAAATTATGTAGATTATTTAAATGTAATCTTTCGGATTTAATTGAGTATATCCCAGATGAAATCCAAGAATAGTTTAATCTTTCAGTAGTACAGTCCATAAGTCATAAAGAACTTTGGGGAAAGTTGCTTATGAACCATACCACTTAAAGATTAATTATTTTTTATTGAGGGGGTTATTATGAAAAAAATATTTATGTTTTTTATGTTTTTATTTTTATTGGTTGCTTGTGGTAGTGAAAAAGAGGTAACTCAAAACGAAAAAAGAATTGAGTATAATTTCATACCAACTGATAAAACATCTGTAAAGTTACAAGGGAAAGTTCCACTTGACTTTATTAATGGTGAATTACCATCTGTTGATTATCTTAGAGAAGTTGCAACACAAATTATGGAAGACCATCCAGAATACGAAAACTTTTTTATAAACTTCACTTTTCCTTTTGCTGAATATCATGGAAAAGTTAGTAGTGATATTTCTCTCTACTACTTAGCATCAAAATTAAAAGAAGATTCAGATTTTGACATAAGTCCTATGTATACTAATTTAGAATTCACTAAACTTACTTTTAATGAAAATATGATAGGTCATCTAGGAATAAATAAACTTTCTACAATAGCTCCAATAACAGTTGGAACTCCTATGAAAGATATTACAGCTAAGCTAGGAGCACCAACTAAAATGGACAACGGGGAACATAAAGATAATTGTATGTATTACATTGTCAATGATAATAGACAAATGATTGGTATCCTTTACATATCTGTAAAAGATGAAAAAGTTTCTGATATATCTTTTTATTCTCCAATCATTCAATATAGTAAATCACAAAAAAATGATATCAAGTCTTATATTATGGGGGCTAAAAAATATGAATCTCTTAAAATAAAAGAATTAACTGATATTTATGATTAAAACTTTAGTCCTATAAGCAACAAAGAAGTTTAGACTTTTTTGTTGCTTACCCTTAATAAAAAAACTTACTATTTTAAAGATAGTTCCAAAATTTTAAGAATTTTAAAAAAATATATTTTCTAGGTTTTTCTTCATTAGTTGAAAATCTAAATGTAGAATAACCATCATATTCTTTTTGTTTTATATCTTGCATATTTTTTATTGTTAATGTCATAAAGAATACAGATAAGCTAAACATTAACGAACAAGTAAAGAATATTAAAACTTTCATTTTTTTTCACCTCACTTTTTATAATCTTTCAGTAGTAGAGTCCATAAGTTTTGTGAACTTTGGGGAAAGTTGCTTATGAACCATACTACTTAAAGATTAATTATTTTTTATTGAGGGGGCTATTATGAAATTTACTGTAATAGGTCGTCATTTAGGGACAGATTTTTATATTATTTGTCACAATCAAGTAGATTATTATATTTTAGAATCTTTAGATGAATTAAGATTAGGTTCAAGCATAAGTGGAAACATAGATACTGAAGTATTTTATGATGAAGATAATAACTATATCTCCACTTATAATCTTGAAGAAACTGGAAGTTATGAAAATTCTATAAGAATATTAAATAACTATTTCAGGTAATTCTCTTAAATTTAAAATTGCAATTAAGAGTTCATTTATTTCACTAAAACTTAAATTTTCAGTTGTATTGATTTTTATAATTAGACTTGTTACTAAAATATAGTTTTCTTCTGGGTAACTAGCATTTCCAGCTTTTCTTAAATGATGAATAACTTTTGAACACTGTTTGATATCATCAACAGAAGCCTTATCGGAAATTGTTAAACTCCATAGTTGATTTTTTAATTTTTTGTTTAATTTGATAAAATCGTTGTTCTGAAATAATTGTTCCATTTAAATCACTCCTTTATTTTTAATTTTTCAGTAGTATAGTTCATAACTCATAAAGAACTTTGGGAAAGTTGCTTATGAACCATACTACTTAAAGATTAATTATTTTTTTATTTAAATAAGGCTACTCATTTAAAAGGAGAGAAAATGGGAAAAATTAGTAGCAAAATTATAGGAGAAAAAGATGTTATAATTCCTAAACCTACATATTTAAAGACTCTTATTAATTTTAAAGATCCTGAAAAAACATTTTTTAAAATAATAGGTTTTAATTTTAATTTAGAAAATTTTATGTTATCAAATATTAATGAATTTTTCATTGGAGATAAAACATTATTTTCAGTTAAAATCCCTGTTTCAATATCGTTAGAAGAAGAACTTTTCAATTTTTTCTATAGAAATCCAAATCTACAAGAAGAGAAAAAATATGAGAGTATAACTATATATAGCAAAGTATTTTATTTTAATAAAAATTCAAAAGAAATGTATCTAGAGTTTGATAATAACCATTTTGAAGTAATTCCAAGCGAGGAAGAAATTATTTTTAATTTTTTAATAGATAACTTAGACCTCGCTCAAAAATTACAAAAAGCAATTGATAGTAAAATATAATTAAATCATGCTTGAGTAGTCTTATTTAATTTTTCTTTTAAAATCTCTGGATTTAAATTTTTTACTAGATACTGATAAACTAACTCGTTTAGTAGCTCGATATTTTCTTTTTCACTTCTTTTTAAAATTTCCTCAATTAAAGTACGAGTACTTACTTTTTCTAAGTTGTAACGGATTTCTAAATAACATGACATATTGAACCAACTCCTTTTTATATAATTTTATAATTTTAAAAATTATGGTTTTTAGGTTTTTTGTAGGCTTGAAATTCAAAAGAAACACAAGCATCTTTTTACCTCACTTTGCCATAATCTTTCAGTAGTACAGTCCATAAGTCATAAAGAACTTTGGGAAAGTTGCTTATGAACCATACTACTTAAAGATTAATTATTTTTTATTGAGGGGGTTATTATGAATTCAAATGAAGAAGAAAAAATTTCTACATTAAAATCTGCAATTTGTGAAAAAGGACATCTTCAATTATCAACTTTACATTTTTATGAAGTGTATCCTAATTCTTACTGCAAAGAATGTGGCTCAAAAATAATAGATAAGTGTCCACATTGCAATGCTGAAATTCAAGGAGGTACTTTAAAAGTAAAAAAAGAAATAGATCTAAGCACTACAGATTTCTTTAATCAGGGATATTATGAAAAAGAGTACAAGTTTTCTACTGATTACATTCCAAAATACTGCCATAATTGTGGGAAACCATATCCTTGGATAGAGGATTTTTTAAATACTTATAAGGATACTCTTTCTTTAGTATTAGAAAATGAAGAAGAACTTCAAAATAAAATCTACAATGCAACAGAAGACTTAGTAAAAAATAACTTTGATCTAAAATCACCTGTGGCAACACTTTTTAAATTATTATTGAATAAAACAGGTGATTTAGCAAAAGACGCATTAGTTGGGACACTATCTTCTATTGCAACTGAACAATTTCATGAATTTTTAGTTAAATAATATTAATAATATAAAGATATTTAAAGAAGGTGTTTATTATGAAAATGGATCCTGACTGCATTAGGGATATACTACTTCAAACAGAAGAAAGGTTTGTTATTATTCCTTTACCTTGTTTAAATTTTGATACCTATAAAATGGAAGACCCAGAACCTTTACCAAAAGAGAAGTATCCACATATTTATCAATATGATATGAAAAAATTAATTTATCATGTTGAACTGGCTGCTGAAATGGATTTCATAAAACTTAATGATTTAAAAGATATCTATAAAATCGAAGATTTAACAGCACAAGGGCATTTATTTCTTGCTGACATCAGAAATGAAGATGTTTGGAGCAAAACAAAAGATATTGCTAAAAAAACTGGAACATCTTCACTTGAAGCATTAAAACAAATAGCTGTTAATGTTGTTTCATCAATAATTACTAATTATTTTCAAGGATGATATACGACCAATATCCAAAATTAAATGTTCTTCAATTTTTCCATTTACATTTAATTGATAGTCTATTTTAAAACTTTGAATTCCTACTATCCTTTGTCCATTAATCTCAATACAAGGAACTGAATGAGTTCTTTCTACTGAGATTTTTACATCATTAGTAGGAATTTCATTATTTTTTTTTAGTTTGAAAAATTTATTTTTTTTCTTCATTTCCTCACCTCATCAATTTTAATTTTTCAGTAGTATAGTCCATAAATTAAAAGCGAGGGGTGGGAAAATCTATGAATCATACAATTCAAAAATTAATATATTTATTTTAAAAAGGGGGAGACTTTATGAAAAAACTTATAGTAACTTTTTTTCTGCTTTTAACAGTAATTTCTTTTGCTGAGATTGTGTACATAACACCTACTGGAAAGAAGTATCATGCCACTAAAACTTGTAAAGGTTTAGTGAGAGCAAAAAAGATTATTCCTATTGAAAGGAAAGAAGCAGAAGCTAGAGGTTATAAACCTTGCAAACATTCTTATGGTGGATAATTTTATATCAATGGCTCGTAAATATACGAGCCATATATTTTTATTTTTCTTTACCATAGAGAAAACCAATTTCTAAAAATTCATTTTTTGAAGTTTCAATAGCTTCATTAAAAATAGTTTCTAGTTCCTGCTTTTCTTCAATAGAAATTTTTAGACCATCTACAAATCTTTTAAATTTTTCATCAAATTCCCCTACTTTTGATTTAAACAGTCCTTTTGCACCCAATTCTTCTAAAAAATTAATAAGATTAATCTCCATAGTATGTCCTCCCTTAAAATAAATATTAGTAAATTTAATTAATTCTATTAATTTTTTAAAAGAAATTAAATTAATTAAATTAAAAAATTGAATTTATTAAACTATTTACTTAATACTATAATACAAATTTTAAAGTTGTCAAGTATTTTTTTTAGTGTTATACTAAGTTAATAAAATAAACCATTTAATTAAGTATTTTATCTATTAAAAAGAAAGGAGTTAGGAATGAGAAGGACTAGTGAAATTTTAAAAGAATTTAGAAAAACTAGAGGAATGACTGCTGCAATGATGGCTGAAAAATTGGGAATATCTACAGTAACTATGTCTGCTATAGATGTTGGTAGAAAAAAATTGTCTGAACAGATGCTTGAAAAACTAGAAACGATGTTGCCAAAAGATGATTTCATAGATTTGTTAAAATCAGAAAGAGAAATGAACCTACCTTCTTTTTTACTCAAAAAATTTGAAAAATATAACATTCAGTCAGAATCTATAACTGACATTACAAATATCTCAGAAATATCAGAAGAAGGAAAAAGAAAAATATATGACTTTATAGAACTAATAAAAATTTCTGAGAGAGCAAGAAATAACAGAGAAACTGTTAATATATCAAACTTATCTACTGAAAATAAAGAAAAAGCAAGAGAATATATAGAATTATTAGAAATTAAGCAAGAAAAAAAATAATTATATATCATAATAATTATATATTATAATAAAGTAAAGATTATAAAATATGTGGAGGGAAATATGAAGTTAGGTTTTGATTTGGCTATAATTGAACAATTAGGAGAAAAATTATATACTAATTTACCACCTATATTAGCAGAGTATATTTCTAATTCCTATGATGCAGATGCAACGGAAGTTATTATAGATATACACGAATTATCTAAAAATCCTTATAATTACACAATTGAAATAAAAGATAATGGAGCTGGAATAGGAGAAAATTCAGAAATAATAGAAGAGAAGTTTTTAAGTTTCGGAAGAAAGAAAAGAATAAAAGAAGGGCGTAGAGTATCAGAAAAATTTAAAAGATTATATCATGGTAAAAAAGGGGTTGGAAAACTTGCAGGTTTTGGATGTGGAAGAGCTCTTATAATAGACACCATTAAAAATTCTGTTCAAAATAAATTTAAAATAGATTTGGATAAAATTGAAGAAAATATAAAAAATAATATTAAAGAATATTCTCCTGAAGAAATAATAAAAGATGAAAAAATTGAAAAAGCTTCTTCTTATACAAAAATTATTTTAGAGCGTCATACAAGAAAAAGTAAGATTGAACTTGATGAATTAGCAAATAGCATCGTTCAAAGGTTACAAATTTTTGATAATTCTGAAAAAGAGGATAAATTTGCCTGTAAAATAAATTACATTTCTTCTGAAGAAATTCTTTTAAATACTATTTCATTAGAGAATAAAATGTATTTTGAACACATCATCGCAAATACGGAAGAAGATATTAAATGGGATATTAGAGATATTTTAAACACTAATGAATTTGATGGAGTTTTGAACGACGAAGAGAAAAAATTTATAATAGATAATAAAATAAATGCAGAATTTTATACATCAAAAACACCATTACAAAATAAGGCTGGAATTATAGTTTATTGTAGAAATAAACTTGCTGAAGAAAAAACTTTTTTTGTAGATAGAGAAAATGACAGATTCTATAGCTATTTATATGGAAAAATTGATGCAGATTTTATTGATGAGGATGATTATCAAGATCATATTTCAACAGCAAGAATTAATATTAACTGGGAAAAAGTTGATCCTATTTTCAAATTGGCTATGCAAAAAATTATAAAAAAATTACAAAATTCTTGGAGAAAGAAAAAACAAGAAAATAAAGAAAATGAATTAAAAAATAAATTTAATATTGATTTAAATAACTTAGTTTTAACAGATAATAAGGCTGAAAATTTAATAGGGATACAGTTTGCTAAAAAAATTGCAGACTTAGAAGATATAACTTCAGAACAATTAAAAGATTATATTGTTGATTTAGAAAATATGTTTAAATTTAAAACTTTCAAGGATATTATAACTGAAATAGTATCTTCTGATATAAGTTCACTAAGAGAAGATCAGATACTAGATTACTTGAAAAAATGGAATGTAGTTGAATACAGTGAGTATTCTAAAATTTCAGTTGCAAGATTAGAAGCTTTAAAAGTGTTTGAAAAAATGATTGAAAATCAAGAGAGTGAAACTAAAAAAATTCAACCATTTTTAGAAAAATGGCCTTGGCTATTAGATCCTAGAATAACAGATTTTCAAAGAGAAAGAACTTACGAAGATTTATTAAAAAAAGAATATAATGAAAGTTCATTAAACGAAGATGACTCAAACAGAAGAATAGATTTTTATTGTACATCAGGAAATGGAACAATTTTCATTATAGAATTAAAAAGACCTGGAATAAAAGTTGATGAAAAAATCCTTCAACAAGCTTCTGAATACGGGACATTCATAGAGGAATGTTTAAAGAAAAAATATATAACCTCAGAAGAAACAAGAAACATTCCTTCTGTTCAAACTATATTAGTTGTGGAACCATATTCAGGAAAAGCTGAAAAAGGGCCTCAACTATATCATGATACTATTAAAACAATAAATGCAAGAAAATCTTTAGTAGATAGTGGAATGGTTATTGTTCAAACTTATAGTGCACTAATAAAGCAAGCTAAAAAATATAATAGCGATTTAATAGAAAAATATGAAGCTTTTTTAAACTTAAAAGATGAAAAAAAAGAACTATGACTATAGTTCTTTTTTTAATACTCTTGCAATAATTTCAGCCATTAAGGGTGGTACAGCATTACCAATTTGCACAAAAGCTGCTGTTCTTGAATCTTCGAAAAAATAATTATCTGGAAATGTTTGAATTCTAGCAGCTTCTCTAACTGTAATAGATCTATTTTGAAAAATATCGGGATGAATATAATAATGACCATCCTTTGAAATATGAGCTAACATAGTATGAGAAATTCCCTCTCCATTTAGTGCTTTAAACCTATCAAGGAAAGAAGATAAATTTCTATGAAAAATTAATTCTTTAGGTAAATCTGTGTATTTAAATGATTTTCCTTTTTCCTTTTCAGTTAATACTATTTTATAAATTTCAAGATCTTCCTTTTTATTTGGTCTGCTAATATGTTGTGTTATTATATCAGATTCCCCATCTAAAATATTCAATTTTTTTAAGGATGAACTATTAACTTTCTTTTTTATGTAAATAAAATCTATTTTTTCACCAGCATGTAATTTTGGTAAATCTCTAAATAATTCATTTAAAGTAATCCCATTTTCTATTTTATCAAAATCAGGAAAAGAAAAATTTATATTTTTTTTCCATCCTAAAATGATAACTCTTTTTCTGCTTTGAGGAACACCAAAATCTTTTGCATCAAGCAACTTATAGTTAACATCATATCCTAATTCATTCATCTCGTTTATTATATTCTTAAAAATATTATTTCCGTTTTCGTCTTTGGCTGAAAGCATTCCTCTTACATTCTCAAATACAAAATAATTAGGCGAATACTTTTTCAAAAATTTTAAATATTGTTTATAAAGATAGTTTCTATGATCTTTTTTTATTTTATTTCCTAAAACAGCTCTTCCTACTAAAGAATATGCTTGACAAGGAGGGCCACCAATTAAAATATCTATTTTTTTGTTTCCTAGTAAAATATCAATTTTTTCAAAAATTTCAGATATTGTTTCATTATTTATTTCTTTATTGATTACAGTATCTAGCAATTTCTTAGGAATATAGCTGTATAATTCATCTCTTGAAATTTCTTGTTTAAGATAAGAATAATATATATCTAATTTATTTTTTGATTTTAAATAATGATATGCTATTCTAGTTTTTAAAGTTAAAGAAGCTGAATATTCTTTTTCTACATGTGCAATCATATGAAAACCAGCTCTAATAAAACCTTCTGTTAATCCACCTGCTCCAGAAAATATATCTAAACAATTTAGCAAATATCACACCTCCTTTTTGTTTAGTAATATTTTACCAGGTTAACCATTTTTTTTCAATATAAACTTTTATTCTAACATAAAAAAATAATATTGTCAGTTAAAAAAAGCAATAAAAAATATTTCTTGACTTTTAAAAAAAATAGGTTAATATTATAAATGAAATAGTTTAATAAATTTAAGTAATATATTTAATTTTTTAAAGGAGTTTTTTATGAATATTTATGAACCTTACAGATATTACATAAAAATAAGAGATGGAACTGTAATTATGGATGGGAAAGAATGTCCTAATATTATTGGGAAATACTGTTTTTATGATAAAAAAGCTTTTAAAAAAAAATTAAAAGAACTTTCTGAGAAATATACTGAAGATCAGATAACAACATATCAGAGTATCAGAGGCAGGTGGTACGAATGTCCAAAAAATACTCTTTAAATAATAAAGAAATTGGGTATAGTTATTGTGAATGTGGAAATTATTTATATTCCGATACTAAAAAAAGAATAAAAGTTGCTGGTAGAAATCAAGTTGCTTATTATTTTGAAGAAAAGTGTTTAGAAATAAATTGTTCACATTGCAACAAAAATACCAAAGTGAAATTATAGATGTATGGTTTAGATAGAGCCTGTGTCTTTGTTGATGTTAAAACTGATATCTTATATGTGAGGGAAAGAATTAAAATTATGTTTCCTCATTCTTTTTCGGAAAGTCTTACAAATTATTTAAATAATTATAAGATTGATAAAAGAAATATAAATTACATTAAATTAGAAGAAAAAAAACTAAAGAGAATAACAACGATTAAAATAGATTTTTCTTATCCACGTTTTTTTTCAGAAGATAATATTTATCCTTTATCTGATGAATTAAAAAAAACTATGGTTGAAGATAATATAGTTAAATTAATAAATAAATTAATAGATTATGAAATAACAATAAACGACATAAAATATGAATATTTTGAATTTACTACTCAAGAATTTGTTGGAAATTTTTATAAATTTCACAATATTATAAGTTATTTTTTTAAGGCACTTACAAGAAGATATAATGATTTAGATAAAGTCCAGTATTATAATTTTGATAAAAATCAAAACAAATTTTATACAACAGGCTTTACCTTCCAACCAACATCAGGTTGGAAAATTAGATTATACTCAAAAGGGCACGAAAATAACAAAAAAAATTTAAAAAAAGTCAAAGGAGCAATCTTTCGACTTGAACACAGATTAAGTAAAAAAATTATAAAAAATTATTTTGAATTCAATTCTGTAAATTCTATAAAGATAGAAGATATAAAAAATTACATTCAAAGTACTATATCACAAGCTTTAGGAAAAATAATGATTGAAGAAATAGAGAAATCAGTAGAAGTTCTTAAAGAAAAATTTGTAGATTTCAGATGCCAAGACTTAGATTCTTTGGTTAGAGATAATCTGGAATGGATATTTGATTATAAAATAATTGATGATATTGTTACTAGTAGTAGCAATAAATGCTATAGACAAATTGTTTTTTATCGAAGCAAGATAAAAAATATTTTAATTCACTCGCAACAAAGGGCATCTCCACAGCGAGATTTTTTCTCGAACATAGAGAGACTCGAACAATTCCTTGTAAATATCATACTTTTTAATTGCAAAATAAAATGTGACACAAAAAACCATTTGGCATTTTTTTGCAAAAAATAGGAAGAAAAAACTTCCTATTTTCACACTTTCAAAAAATTTTTTCCTTTTGTTTTCAATAGTTTTTAATACTTTCCTCGCGCGATAATAATGTGAGGCATTTCAATCCTAAAAGTGAAAATACAATTGTTTGTTTTTGTTATGCAAATATTTAAAACAATTTAGGATTTAGATAATAAATATTAGGAGGATTTATAGATGAGTCAGTAATGTGAGGTATAAAAAATGAATAAGTCTGAAAATTTCAAAGAAGAGCAACTAATAGTTTTAGAATTATATATAAAGCTTGAAACAACTAAATTCAGTACAAAGAAAAAAGATCTATATGATGAGATACAAAGAAAAACAAAATATAACAGGAATACAATAATCTCATGGATAAAAAGATATCTTGCTGAGTATAAAGAAATTAGAAAAGAAATATCTGAAAAACAAAATAAAAAAATATGCAACTTTGAGGGGTTGACAGAAAAACAAACTAATTATGTTATTTGCAGAATGTCTGGAATTAGTAAAGAAGAAGCAAAAGAAAAAGCTGGATACAGTGATAAGACTAAGGCAGCTAACATAGAAAAGAGTCCTAAGGTTGCAACCAAGATAGCTGAGTTGAGAGAGATCTTATTTCAAGACACTGAACTTGGAATGCTGAGCATTGCAAATAGATTAAACAAGATTTTAAATGATTCTATTAATGGAGTTGAGATAGTTGAATACATTGAAGAAGTTGGACCTGAAGGAACAACGACAACGAAGAAGAAAAGAAAGGATAAGCAACTGCTAGCAGGAGTGGCAGCAGCAAGAGAACTAAATTCAATGTTAGGATACAAAGCAACAGACGAGCTAAAGCTTGAAGAAGCAAAGAAGAAAGAAAAAGAAAAGCAACTTGTTCTTTTAGAATAAGGTACTGTAAAACAAAAAGAAGATTAGAGGGGCGAAGAGGCTCGAAACTTATCAAATTTAGATTTTTTTTCAAGCTTGCCAAAAATATTTTTATATACGCGAAAGGAGAAAAAGTGCAGGAGATATTAGCTACAGAAAGTAAATTAGCTAAGATATTTCAATTTTCTGAAAGAAAAGTTAGAGAATATTTTAAATCTGCTAGGGTATCACCTGGAAAATATAATTTTATCCAAGCGGTTGAAATATTTGTTGAAAAGAATTCAGGGCAAGATGAAGTATCAGAGTTAAAAAGAGCTGAAAAAGAATTGAAAGAATATAAATTACAAATTCTAAAAAAAGAATATCATCATGAAAGTGATGTTATCAGAATAGTTTCAAATATGAATTATAACTTCAAATCTAAATTGATGGCTCTTCCAAGTAAAATTTCAGTTCAGCTTTTAAATAAAGAAAATCAACTTGAAGTAAAGGAAATTTTAAAAAAAGCTATTTATGAGGTTTTAGAGGAATTGGTTGATTACAAGTATGAAGAAGGAAAAGGAATTGAAGAAGATGATACAGGGAAAACACACGATACATCTGATTGAGAATATTGTAAAAGATAGTTTAACTCCTCCAGAAGATTTAACTATTGCTGAATGGGCTGATAAGTACAGAGTACTTTCAAGAGAGAGTTCAGCTGAAGCTGGAAGATGGGAAACAGATAGAACTCCATATATGAAAGCAATATTTGATTGTGTTACTGACAGCATAACTAAGTCAATAACCATAATGAGTTCAGCACAAGTAGGGAAAACAGAATTGCTATTAAATATTTTAGGGAGATATATGCACTTAGATCCTTGTCCTATTCTTTTTGTACAACCAACTGTTGATGATGCCAAGTCATTCTCAAAAGAAAGAGTAGAGCCTATGTTGAGAGATACAAAAATTCTTAAAGTCTTAGTAGAAAAGGTTAATAAAAGAGAATCAGGAACAGTTCAAGAAAAAATGTTTCCTGGGGGATATGTAAGATTTGTAGGTGCAAATTCACCTTCTGGACTAGCAAGTAGACCAATAAAAATTACATTGTTAGATGAAGTTGATAGATTTCCTTTATCAGCCAAGAAAGAAGGAGATCCAGTAAAACTAGCTGAGAGAAGAACAAACAATTTTTATGATAGTAAAAAAATAAGGGTTTCTACTCCAACAGATGATGCAACTTCAAAAATACAATTATTATATTTAGCTGGGTCACAAGAAGAATGGAGTTTACCATGTCCGTATTGTGGTAAACATCAATCACTAGAATTTGAGCAACTTAAATATAAAGACTTGGTAGAACCTGAGTTTGAATGCAAGTTTTGTGGAGAGAGTGCTATTGAAAGTGAATGGAAAAAGTATGGGCAAACTAATGGAGAATGGATAGCTAAATTTCCAAATGAGAAAGAAAATAGAAGTTTCCATCTCAATGCTTTAGCTTCACCTTGGGTAAGTTGGAAAGATATCATAGCTGAATATTTAAGTGTTAAAGATGATGATTTCCAATATAAAACTTTTATAAATACAGTACTTGGAAAAACATTTGCTGTCAATCTTGATAGTGCTATGGATTACGAAGCGATTTATGAAACAAGAGAAGATTATGGAGCTGAACTACATGATGATGTTGTTATATTGACAGCAGGAGTAGATGTTCAAGATAACAGGTTGGAAGTTGAAGTTGTTGGTTGGGCTTATGGCTATGAGAGTTATGGAATTGTTTATAGAGATTTTCCTGGAGATCCTGGTAAAGAGGAAGTATGGCAACAATTAGATACTTTTTTAAGAAAAAAATTCAAATACAAAAATGGAAAATTCTTAACAATAGCAGCAACTCTTATAGATTCAGGTGGACACCATACTGGAAGTGTTTACAAATATGTTTACAAAAAAGAAAAAAGAGGAATTTATGCAATTAAAGGGCAAGGAGCTTGGGGAGTTAATATTTTAAATGGTTTTAGGAAAACAACAAAAAAAGGAACTCCTTCAGTGAATTTACTTAGTTTAGGAGTAAATGCTTTAAAAGACTTAACATATTCAAGACTTTCTATTTTGCAAGGAACAGGGAAATGTCATTTTCCAAAAGCAAGTACACAAGGATATGGAATAGATTATTTTAAAGGGCTAACTTCAGAAGTAAAAGTAAAAAAATCTACTCCTAGAGGAATGAAAATAGCTTGGGAGATACTTGATGGAAGAAGAAATGAACCATTAGATTTAAGAAACTACGCAACAGCTGCAATTGAATTAATTCCAATAGATTTACACGACAAAAAATACAATAGAAAAGGAGATAGAAAATGAGTTTTACAGTAGAACAATGCCAAGAACATTTAGATGCTTGGCTAGAAGCGGATTTAGCTGTCACGAAAGGACAGAGTTATACGATTGGGAAAAGGGTTCTAACAAGAGTTAATGCAATGGAAATCGCAAGAAATATAAAGATTTGGCAAGACAGATTACAACAAGCAAAGAGAAGAAGTTCAGGGCCTAGAACAATTCAGATAATTCCAAGATAGGAGGAAATATGAATCTTTTAGATAAAGTAATTGGTTATATAAGTCCTAAGAATGGGATTAATAGATTAAAAGATAGAAAAATATATAATCTAGCTAAAGTAGAACAAGGTTATTCCAATAAAGATGATCCAGTTTTAGAAAATTGGAAGGTTACATCAAATAGTCCTGATGAAGATATTTTGTATAGTCTTGAAGATTTGAGAGCAAAATCAAGAAATTTGTATATGAATAACGATTTGGCTGGAGCAGCTTTAAAGAAAATGAGAACTAAGACAGTTGGAAGTGGATTATTACCAAAACCAACAATAAATTATACATATCTTGGAATAGAAAGAAAAAAGGCAAAGGAATTAGAAAGAATTATAAAAAATAAGTTTAATGCCTGGGCTTTATCAGCAAATTCAGATGCAAGTAGAATGTTTAGTTTTTATGGATTACAATCTTTACTTCAATTAAGTTGGGTAATGAATGGAGATGCTTTTGCAATTCCACTGAGAAAAAAGAGAAAAGGTGTTGATATAGAGTTATGTGTTCAATTACTTGAAGCTGATAGAATTATAAATCCACCTGGAGCAAATCTTCAAACAAAAGCAGGAGTAGAATTTGATGAAAATGGTGAATTAAAAAATTATTATATAGCTACTTCTCATCCAGGAGATACTTTGAATTATACTATAAAATCTTATCCAGCTTTCAATAGTTTAGGTAGGAAAAATATTTTACATATATTTGAACCTGAAAGGATTGGACAAAGAAGAGGAGTTCCTATATTAGGACCTATTATATTCTCATTAAAACAACTAGGAAGATATAAGAGTTCAGAACTTACAGCTGCTGTTATAAATGCAATGATAGGACTTATAGTAGAAAGTGATAGTGCAGATGATGAAGGTTTTGCTGGAAATTTTGGAACGCCTATGGATGAAGATGAAGAAAGAAACATTGAAAGCAAAAAAAAGACTGAAGAAAAAATAAGTTTAGATCATGGAACATTGGTTGTAGGAAAACCTGGAGAAAAAATAAAAGAATTTGCAACTAATAGACCAAATAAACATTTTAAAGATTTTGTTGAAGCAATATGTGAAGAAATTGGTGCAAATTTAGAAATAAGTAAAGAAGTTTTAATGTCAAGTTTTAAAAATTCTTATAGTGCAGCAAAAGCTTCATTAGAAGAAGCTCATCAAAGATTCCAAGTTTCAAGAAAAATTTTAGAAAGGACTTTTTGTCAACCTATCTATGAAGAGTTTATTTTAGAACTTATAAGAAATGGAGATATAGATTGTCCTGGATTTTTTGAAGATGAATCTATTCGTTATGCTTTTACTCGTTGTATCTGGGTTGGTGCTGGTAAATCATCATTAGACCCATTAAAAGATGCAAATGCTAATTCAAAAGAATTAGAAAATTATACAACAAGTAGAAGCATCATATCTGCTACGAGTGGATATGATTTTGAAGAAATCTTTAGGGAAAGAGCTGAAGAAGAAAAAGAATTAGCTCTCCTTGAAAGAGAATTAAAAAATATTCGCAAGGGGGTGAAAGATAATGGAGAGAAATCTTAAAAATAATTTTTTTGAAATAAAAAATCTAAGTGAAAACACTGCTGAAATTCGTATATATGGAACTATTACAAAATGGGCTTGGGAAGAATATGGGGAAATTAGTTCAGCTAACTTCGCAAAAGAATTACAAAAGTTAAAAAATATTTCTCATATAAATTTAAGAGTTAATTCTCCTGGTGGAGATGTTTTTGAAGCAAGTGCAATCTATAATCTCTTGAAAGATTATGCAAAAGTAAACAATGTTGAAATTACAGGATATATAGATGGATTAGCTGCAAGTGCTGCAAGTTTTTTAGTTTTATGTGCTTCAAAAGTAGTTATGGGAACAGGAGCACTATACATGATACATAATCCTCTAAGTTCAGCTTATGGAAATGTTGAAAAATTTAAAAAACAAATAGAATTATTAGATACAGTAAAAGAGGCTATTTTAGATATTTATTGTAGTAAATCTAAACTAAATAGAGAAGAAATATCAGAAAAAATGAACAGCGAAAAGTGGTATCGTGCTACTGAAGCACTTGAAGCTGGATTTGTTGATGAGATAGTTGAAAATGATAATTCATTAGAAAATATTAAAAATATATCAAATGAGTTACATATTGAAAACTTTATTAATCAAGATTTATTAAAAGAAAAATTAAAAGAGATTGAAAATATAAAAAATATAGGAGGAATAACAATGCCAAAAAGTGTAAAAGAATTATTAAATGAATATCCAGATTTGATGAATGATTATAGAAATCAAATCATCAATGAAATCGGAGAAAATCAAATAAATAAGATAGAAGCTGCAATAAAAGCTGAAAGAGAAAGAATACAAATTCTTGATGGAATACCTACTTTAAATGATAGTCAAAAAGAAATAATTAATAAGGCTAAGTTTGAAGAACCTAGAGATCCAAAAGACATCATGGCAGAATTCTTTATGTCAAATGCAAATAAAGCAAACCAAGAAATTCAAACTTCTAAAACAGATATTTCAAATGCTGGATTAGATAAAATACCACCTTCTAATACTGATTTAGGAGATAGTTCAGTAGAAAATGAAATATATGAAGCAGCATTAAATATATATAATGATGAAAACAAATAGGAGGGAAAAATGAAAAATAAAATTTACTCAGAAAAGGATATAAGAATATTTCAAGGAAATTTTCCAGTTGAAACTATAAATCAAACTTTAAAAACAAAAGTTGAAGCTGGAGATGTTATAGCACTAGATAATGCAAAAAACTTTGGAAAATATGATGGAACAACATATTCAAGTGTTTATGGAGTTTCTTATGAAACTATAGAAGAACCTGGAGATGCTACAGTAATTTTAACTGGAGGGCTTGTAAAAGAATTTGTTAAATTTAATAGCAAAGAAAAAGAGCTAACAATTGAACTTAGAAAATTAGGAATATTTGTAAAATAGGAGGAATGTAAATGTTAGGATTATATACACCGAAAACTATAAGAAAAATAAGAGAAAATGTAGAAGTAAAAAGAAATTTTTTAACTGAATTATTTTTCAAAAAAGAAACACTAGTATCAACAGAGGAAATAATATTAGAGTATACAAAAGCAGGAGAAGCAGTTGCTCCATATTTAACACCTTTAGAAGCAGGTAGACCTGTATATTCAAGAAGTAAAAAATCAAATGTAATTATAGCACCATCAATAGGACCTGAATATTCATTAACACCAAAAGATATGTTTGCAAGAGAAGCAGGGCAAGCTATAGAAAATTATAGTCCTGCAAAAATGGTTGGTGAAAAAATTGGAAGAGTTCTATTAGACCAAGAAAATTACATTACAAATAAAATAGAATTAATGGTTTCACAATTTTTAACAACTGGAATTGTTAAATCTGGAGATAAAGAAGCAGAATACGAAGTGAACTATGAACTTGGAAACAAAGTAACATTAGATAGTACACATAAATGGACTGCTGCTGGAGTAGACCCATTATTTAGTTTAGATGAAATGATAAAAAAAGCAGAAGAAAATGGTTTAAAAACTGAAAATATAATTTTAGGGTCAAAAGCTGCTGAAATATTAAGAAAATCAGAAGAATTTAAAAAAGCTATTTCAAAAGATTTACAAAATGAATTTGTAAAAAAAATATTAAGAATACATCCAGGTGTAGTTTGGTTAGGAACATATACAACATATGGAGTAGAGTTATTTTCTTACAGCAGAAAAGTAATAGGACCAGATGGGAAATCAATACAATTAATGCCTACAAATATGGTTGTTGGTGGAGCTTCACAAGGAGAAATTTTATATGCTCCTGTAGTATTCATGTCTGAAGGAATTATTCATATGGCAAAAAGATATTCAAATTTAGACACAACAAATCCAAAAGTTGCAAAAATTACTACTGAATCAAGACCAGTATTACAGCCTTGTGATGTAGATACTTATTTCTCTTATGTAGTATGTGATGAATAATGGATAGAGAGCAAAAGCTCTCTATCTAAAAAATTAGGAGGATAAATGAAAATAAAATTTGAAAGAATATATGGAGAAAACAGAATAGGAGATGTTGTTGAATTTGAAAAAGGTGAAGAATTAAATTATATTCTAACAACAAACACAGCATCAATTATAGAAGATGATAATTTCGAAAATAACGAAATTCTTGAAACAGAAAAAGAAGAAAAAGAAACTTCAGAAAATAATAGTGAAGTAGCTAAAAATGGAAAAACTAAGAAAAAATAAAAGGATCAAAAATGAACTTTAAAGAACAACTGAAAGAAGATATAAAAGTTTTTCTAAACTTAGATGAGTTTGGAGAAGAGATAATCATTCAAGACAAAACATATATTGGAGTTATGGAAAGACCAGATAATAAAATGAACAAAGATGAATACGAAGGACTTTCAAAAGAAGTTGATTATATACTTTATTTAGAGTATGAAGCAGAATTAGAAAAATACACAGCGGGAAAGCAAATAGATGTAAATAATGGAACATTTGAAGTCTATAGGTCTTATAAAGAAGAAAGTTTAATTATTTTAGAACTTCAAGAAAGGATAGGAATTTAATGCAACATTTTTTGGAAGTAAAAAATATAGACCTAGCTCAAAATATGTTAAAAACTATTCCTAATGGAATTGAAAGAGCTATCACTGGAACTATTAATAGAACTCTTAATAAAGTAAAAACTGAAATAAAGAATAAAGCAACTTCTGAGTATAACATAAAAAAGAGTGATATTGAAAGTAAATTAAGTCTAACAAAAGCTACATTTTCTGTATTAAGAGGGATAATAACTGCTAAAACTCCAAGATTAGCTTTATCTAAATTTCTAAACTCTCAATCAAAAAGCAGAATAAAAGTAAAAGTAAAAAAAAGTGAGAGTTCTAAAATAGTAAAAGGGAAGAATGAATATTCAGGAAAACCTTTTATAGCTACTATGAAAAGTGGACACAAAGGAATATTTCAAAGAAAAAATGATAGCAGATTTCCGATTAAAGAATTGTATACAATAGGAATTTCTGAAATGTTGGGTTCAGAAAATGTTTCAAGTTATGCAGTAGAAAAAGGTGAAGAATATTTAGATGAACTTCTATTAAAAGAAGTTTCAAGGATATTGAAAGGGTATATTTAATGATAGATATAAAAACTTTAGAAGAAAATATAAAAGAAATGATACTGCCTATTATAACTCAAAAGAAATATAAAGCTTATAAAAGTGAGGAATTAAGAGAAATAAAAGTATATACTGGATTACTTCCACCAGACCCTGAAGAAACAATAATTCCAGCAATAACAATAAGAACTCATAAAGTTAAGAATTCGCTAGACAAAAAAATACTAACATTAGTTATATCTACAGGTATTTTTAACAAAGATGTTAAAAAAGGATACGAAGAAGTATCTGAAATAACTCAAAAAATATTGGATGAAATTCAAAAGGTTGGAATAATTGAAAATAGATTTGAAATTCTTCCTGAAGCTGAATGGGTATTTCCAGAAGAACAACCAGTTCCATTCTATTTAAGTTTTATTTATATAAATGTTGTTTATGAAAAAGATTATAGAACAGATACAGATAATTGGATAAATGGAGGTGATTGAATTGCCTAAGGCTATTCAAAAAAATAAAGAAGAAATAAATAAAGAATTGAAAGAAGAAGTAAGAAACGAAATTCAAGAAGATATAAAAGAGGAAGAAAAAGAAGACATAAAAACAGAAGTAAAAGAGGAAGAAAAAGAAGTAGAAGAAAACTTTCAAAAGATATATATTGGACCAACAATAGCTGAATTTTCTCTGCAAGAATATACAATTTTTGTAAATGGCTATCCTTCTAATATTGAGGAAGCAATAAAAAAATATCCACTTACAGAAAAGTTGTTTATAAATGTAGAAGATTTGAATTTAAAAAATAATGAGTATTATAGAACACTTTATAATACTTTAAAAAACGAAATAAGGGGGAATATAAATGGCATTTAATCATGGTATTACAGCAACTGAAAGTCCTACAAAATTACTTGCAGCAGTTAGTGATAGCATAACTCCAGTGTATGTAGGAACTGCACCAATAAACTTATGTAAAGATAAATATATAAATGAACCTATTCTATGTAGTTCTTATGCCGAAGCAGTAGAAAGTTTTGGTTTTTCAGAAGATTTTGAAAAATATACATTATGTGAGGCAATTGATGTTCATTTCTCAAAGTTTAATATAGGGCCAATCATTTTAATAAATGTTTTAGACACAACAAAACATATAAAAGAAGTTACTAACAAAACAATAACTTTTGTAGATGGGAAGTATTTGTTAGAAGATATTGGAATTTTACCAGAAACTGTTGTTATAACTACAACATTTGAACATACAAAAACTTTCAATGAAAAAGGGCAACTAGTTTTAATTCCAAAAGAAACTAAAACAGATCCAATAGAAGTTAGATACAGTGTCATTGACATAGAAAAAGTTAAAGAAACAGATATTATTGGTGGAATAGATGGAGCAACTGGAAAGAAAAAAGGATTAGAGGCAATTGCTGAGGTCTTTCCTAAATATAGAAAAGTTCCTAGTCTAATTTTAGCTCCAAAATATTCTAGTAATTCAACTGTAGCAGCTGTAATTGAAGCAAAAGCAAGAAAAATAAATGGACATTTTCAAGGATTTGGGCTTGTTGATTTAGATACATCAAAAATTAAGAAATATGGAGATACAGTAGCAAATAAGAATACAAATAACATTTCATCAACTTTCTTAGATGTAAGCTGGCCAAAAATTTCTTTAGGAAAACAACAATATAATATATCTACTCAAAAAGCAGCATTAATTCAAATGCTAGCAAAAGATAATGAAGACATACCATTCAAATCACCTTCAAACAAAAATATAAAAGGTGATGGAGCAGTTCTTCTTGATGGAACTCCTATAAGATTAGGATTAGATGAAGCTAACTACTTAAATAGTCAGGGAATTTCTACAGTTATAAATTGGATTGGTGGATGGAGATTTTGGGGAAATAGAACATCTTGTTACCCAGCAGTATCAGATCCTAAAGATTCATTTATAGTAAGTAGAATGATGTTTAACTGGGTTATAAATTTTCTTGTATTAACATATTGGCAAAAAATTGATGAGCCAACAAACAAGGTATTAATAGAAACAGTAACAGATAGTATTAACATTTGGTTAAATGGTCTTGTTTCAGCTGGAAAGTTAATAGGTGCTAGAGTTGAATTTAGAAGAGAAGACAACCCACAAACTAGTTTAATTGATGGAAAAATAAAATTTAAGCTATATTATACACCAGCTCTACCAGCTGAAGAAATTAAATTTGATTTAGAAATTGATGTTAAATATTATGAAAAATTATTTTAGGAGGTAAAAATGGCTAAAACAATCGGAATAATCCCTGAAAAGATAATAAATTATAAATGTTTTATAGATGGGGAGATGTCACCAACAGCTTTAGTTGACGTTGATTTACCAGATATACAATTTATGTCTGAAACAATTTCAGGGGCAGGTATTGCTGGAGAAATAGATTCACCAACATTAGGGCATTTTTCAGCATTTGAAATTGGAATGAATTTCAGAACATTAATTAAAAATAACTTTAAAACGTTTTCTCAAAAAGTATATGCTTTAGAATTTAGAGCAGCAACTCAATCTACTGATATGAGTGGTGGGCAGATAAATAAAGGTAGATTAAAAATATCTACAAGAGTAGTTCCAAAAAGTTTAGGATTAGGAAAATTGGAAGTTGGAAAACCTTCTGGTTCTAACCAAAAATTCGCATGTGCTTATTTAAAAGTTGAAGTAGATAATGAAACTGTTTTAGAAATAGATAAAATTAATATGATTTTCAATGTAAATGGAGAAGATTTACTAGCAGAAGTTAGAGATGCTATAGGAATGTAGGGGGAAAAATGGTAAGAATAAAAAATAAAATTAAATGTAAAAAAGATGATAAAGAGATAGAAATATCTGAAATAAACATAACAAGAGATATGCTTTGTCCTAAACATCTTTTAGAAGCAGAAAAAGAATTTTTATTAATGGGTGGAATATTTCCACAAGGTGGAATGGAAGAATCAAAACATTATTTGACAGTATTAGCAACTAAAATATTAGATTGTTCTTATGATGATTTAGTAGAAAAACTTTCTGGAAGTGAGTTTTTAGAAGTTACAAATCAAGTTAAGGGTTTGTTCGATGGCTTGGGATTAGAAGCACTAGTTTCAAAGATCTTAGAAAAACAATCTTAATCCTAAGCAAAGAAAGTAAATCAGGAATAGAATTTTTTCTAAATATTTCATTCCATGAATTCTTTGAATGGACAACTGATATGGGAGAAATTCTTGAAAAACAAACACATATATAAATAAGTGGTTGCTTTTTGACAAGATTTATTATAGAATACTGTCAAGAGGTGATGAGTATGTTAAAAGCTATAAAAACTTGGTATAATAAACAACAAGCAATATCAAATGAGTATAGAAAAGAAGCTGTAAAAAATTTTGCAGAAGCTGGGATAACTATAAAAAATATAAAAAAAATATTTTCAAAACTTATTCCATTAATAATATTTTTGGCAATAGGATTTATTGTGTATAACTATGTTGCACCATTTTTTCTAATTGTTTTTGTACTCTTTGTTATAGCAATACTTAGCATACTTAAATTAATTTTTTAAAAAATAAAAGATAAAGTTAAACCACTTATCAAAAAAAGATAAGTGGTTTTTTTATTGTCTGGAGGATTTATGAAAGAAATTGGAATTTCTTTTGGGATAGGAGCAGCACTAGGAACAGGATTTGCTAAAACATTTTCACTTGCAAGTAAAGGTGTTTCTGGACTTAATCAAGAGATTATAAAATTACAAAGAACTCAACAATTATTGGGAAGATATAACGAGGATAAAAAAGCATTAAAAGAAAAAATTGAAGTTATAAAAAAGACTAAATTAGCTATATCTGAACTAAAAGCAAGTATGAAAGATGAAAAAAATCAAACAGCCGAAAATGCAAAAGGATTACAGAACTTAGAAAAAAAACTAAATTCTTTAAATAAGTCTTATTCAGTTGAGCTAAAGCATGTAAGAGAAACAGCTAAAGTATTAAGAGATAAAAAAGTAGATTTAAGTAATACCACTGAAAAATATAAAGAACTAAAAAAAGAAATAGATAGAGCAGCTGAAGCAAGTAAAAAGTTTGCAAAAGCTGAATCTTCTAAACAAATAGGGGATAAGATTTCAAAAATAGGTGGGACATCTATTAAAGCTGGAGCAGCTGGAGTTGGATTATTATACAAGCCTGTACAACAAGCAATAAGTGCTGAGAGTAATTTTGCAGCAGTAAAAAAACAATTTGACTTTAAAGATAAGGAAGAAGAGGAAAATTTTAAAAAAGAATTACATAAAATTATTACTGAAAAGAAAATAGCAATAGGACTTGATGAATTATATGCAGCAGCTGCCAATGCAGGTCAAACAGGATTAAATAAGGATGAAGCTATTAAATATATAGAGCTCGCTTCAAAAACTGGAATGGCTTTTGATATGAACAGAGAAGAAGCAGCAAGTGCTTTATTTAATATGAAAAATTCTTTAAGTTTAACTTATGATGAACTAGTTGAACTGACAGATAGAATAAATTATTTAGGAGATAAAACAGGAGCAAGTGCTCCAGCTATAACAGATTTTGTAAATAGAATAGGAAGTATTGGGAAAGTAGCAGGATTTTCAGAAAAACAAGTTACAGCTCTTGGAGCTTCATTGATTGAACAAGGAATGGAAGCAGAAGTTGCAGCAACTGGTGCAAGAAAAATACTTGTAGCTTTAAATAAAGGTAAATCTGCAACAAAAAATCAGTTAGAAATGTTTGCATATTTAGGAATAGACCCTGAAAAATTAGCTAAATTATCACAAGAAGACAGTGAAAAAGCTCTATTTTTAGTTTTAAATAAGATAAAAGAACAAAAAGAAGATAAACAAGTAGCTATTTTAACTCAACTGTTTGGTCAAGAAGGTTTAGATGCAGCATCTAAATTTTTAAATAATACAGATAGATTAAAAGAAAATTTAGACAAAGTAAATGGAGATGAAGCTAAAGGAAGTGTTGATAAGGAAGCCGATATAAAAAGAGGAACTACTGAAAACCAACTTGCAATAACAATGGGTAAATTAAGCATAGCAGGAAGTCAGTTAGGAGCACTATTACTTCCAGAAATAAATAAGATAATAACTAGTTTCTCAAATTTATTAACAAAAATAACAGAATTTCAACAACTACACCCAGAAGGTTTCAAGACATTCATGAAAATTTTTGGTTATGGTTCTATTGCGTTATTAGGTTTTGGTTCTGCTTTAAAACTTATCTCAGGTGGAATAAGTTTATATTCTAATTACATGAAAATAGCAGGATTTATGACAGAACACGCATTTGGAACAAAAATATTATCTGTTGGAAAAAAATTAATAGGTGGAGTTGGAAAAGTTGCAAAAGGTTTCAAAGCTTTAAGTATGACAGTACTAGCTAGTCCTATTACATGGATAATAGCAGGTATTATAGCACTAATAGCTGCAGGTTATTTACTATATAAAAACTGGGATACTGTAAAAGCCAAAGCAATAGAATTAAAAGATAAAGTAGTTGGACTTATTGATAAGTTTTGGTTTCTTATGGGACCTTTAGGGTGGATAGCAAAAGCTGGAATAACTGTATATCGTAACTGGGATACTATAAAAGAAAAGGCTGGAGAGCTAAAAGAAAAGATAGCTAACATGGTAACCAATATTGTTTTAAAGTGGGAAAACTTTAAAGCTGCATCAATGGAAATTTTAGGAAGTGTTTTTAAGTGGATAGATGAGAAATGGACTAGTCTTAAAGAGACTGGAATGGCAATAGCCGATTTTTTTGCAGGAATTTTTAAAAAAATAAGTAATGGAATAGATAAGGCAATCGGTTGGGGTAAAAAACTATTGTTTATTGATGAAAAGAAAGCACCTCCAGGAAGAAGAGGAGATATTCCACAAAACAATGGGAAAGCATATTCATATGGTGGAAGAGGAGACATTCCGCAATTTGCATTAGGAGGAATTGTAAATTCACCTACTCTCGCTTGGGTTGGAGAAGGTGGAAGTTCAGAATCTATTATTCCACATGATAAAAGTCAAAGAAGTTTAAACTTATGGGAAAAGACTGGAAGATTAATAGGAGCATATGAAAATGGAAATAACTCTAGTTCTTTTAATTTAACATATTCACCAGTGATTTATGCAAACGATAGCAAAGATCTAGATAGTACATTAAGAAAAAATAGAGATGAAGCTTTTAATGAATTTAAAAATATGATGAAAAAATATGAAAGAGAAAATATGAGGAGAGGAAATGGAAGATAAATGGGCTTCTTATACAACGAAAGATGGAGATACATGGGATAAAATTTCATATCTGTTATATAAAAATTCAAAATTTATTCATTACCTGAATTTATGGAACGAAGAATATTCAGAGTATTTTATTTTTCCAGCAGGAGTAGTTATAAAATACAAAAAAATTGATATGAAAGACTCTAATTTACCTCCTTGGAGAAGATAATATGGAAATTGATTTTAAAAATATAAATGTTTTTGACTTTACAAAAGAAAATGAAAATGCAAGAAGAACAGAAATAACAATAATTTATGAAGGTAAAAATATAACAAAAGAAATTCATAGTCAACTTACTTCATGTTCTCAAAGTGACTCTATAAATCAACTAGATACACTAGAGCTCACTTTAGAGAATAGGGATATGTTATGGATATCATCATGGATGCCACAAAAAGGAGAAACACTCAAAGCAACCTTAACATTAAAACATTGGGAAAAGGATTTGGAAATAATCACACATGATATGGGATTGTTTTATATAGATACTGTAGATTTTAGTGGTCCTCCTGATGTAGTTAATATAAAAGCTATTTCATTTGATATAGCTTCAGATATTGTTGATAAAAAAGAAAATAAAGTTTGGGAAAATGTAACATATAAAACAATTTTTAATGAAATTGCAAAGAAAAGAAATATAAAAGCTATTTGTGAAATTTCTTTTAATAGAAAATATCAAAGAATAGAACAAAAGTTACAATCTGACTTTGATTTTCTAAAAAAATTATCTGAAGAAGCTGGAATAAATCTTAAATTATTTGATAACAAAATTATAGCTTTTGAAGAAGAAGAATATGAAAAAAAAGAAGCTAAGAAAATATTTTTTAAAAATCAATTAGAGAGTTATAGTTTTTCAACAGAAGACACTGATAGCTATTCGAGCTGTACCATAAGTTACTATAACTACAAGAAAAAAAAGAAAATAGAAAAAACTTTTAAAATAAAAAATAGGAACTCATATAAAAAGCAAACTAAAAGAAACTTATTTATAAATGAGGATAAACAAGTAACTGGTAAGAATGCTCAAGAAGTTGAAAAGCAACTACTAGAAATAGCTAAAAAAGCTTTAAGAGATAAAAATAAAAGAGAAATAAAAGGAAATATATCTTTTATGGGAACAAGTGAATTAATATCAGTTGGAGACACAATTATTTTAAATGATTTTGGAAATTTCTCTGGGAAATATATGATAGATGATTTAAAAATTGATTTTTTATCTTATAAAATAAATGCTGAAATTCATAAAATAATAGAGTTTGAGGTGGAAAATGATTAGGTATGGAACTGTATCAAGTATCTTTCCTGAAAAAGGAACTATAAAAGTAACGTTTGAAGATATTGATATTCCTTCTGTAGAAATTCCAGTTTTACAAGGAAGAACAGAAGGAACAAAACATTATTCATTTCCTAAGATTGGTGAAGTTGGAATCTGTATTTTCCCTGAAAATACTTTTAATGGTTTTTATTTAGGTTCTGGATATGATGAAGCAACACCTGTACCAGCTGGAGCAGGAGCAGGAGTTGAAATAACTGTTTTTAATGATGGAACTATAATTTCATATGATGAAAATAATTCTAAATTATATATAAATTGTAAAAATCAAATAGAAATAGTTGCTCAAAGCATAAAAATAGAATGTCCAAAAACTAAAATTGTTGGGGATATTGATATAGACGGTTCTGTAAATATAAAAGGAAAATTAGATGCTAGTGAAGATGTTACAGCAAGTGGGATATCTTTAAAATCTCATTCCCATAGCAAAGTAAAAGCTGGTGGAGATAAAACAGGAGGTCCTGAATGATAGTTGGTAGTCTAGGAAATTATGTATTTTTTACAAGTTCAATCTACACAAAGACATATAATTCATTTTCAAGAAGTATGTCTTCAAGATGGATAGAACATAAAATTATTGGAGAAAAACCCAAAATACAGTTTGATGGATTAGAGCTCGAAAACATAAGTTTTTCAATTCATTTAAATCGTTTTTTCAAAGTAAATGTAGATAAAGAAAAAAAGAAGTTAGAAACTTTTTTGAAGGAAGGAAAAGTTTTAAGACTTATACTTGGAGGAAAAAAGATTGGAAATTATGTTATTACCAGTATAGGAGAAGATCCTAAAGGATATAATGCTTTTGGAGTTCCGACTAAAATGGATTTAAAAATAGAATTGAAGGAGTATAACTAATGGAAATATACATAGACTCTTCAAAAGGAAGAAATTATAAATTTAGAAAAAATAGAACAGAAGAAATTATTCAAAATATTGAAAATATTGTTTCAAGAATAAGAGGAAATGTTGTATTAGCTAGAGAAAAAGGAATTAATTTTAATTATATTGATGAACCTATTGAGATAGTTAATGCAGAGATTATAGCAGATTGTATGGAAGAAATTGAAAGAGAAGAACCTCGATTCAATGTAGAAGAAATAAAAATATTAGAAAATCAAGAATTAGCTAAAATAAAAATAGTTGTCATTGGAGATGTTAAAGATGGATAAATTTACATTTATAGATTTTGATACTGAGCAAATAAAAAAAGAATTAAAAAATGGGTATGAAGAAATTATGCAATCAAAAGTTGAGGCAGGAGATCCAGCAGAAGATTTTATTGATTGGGTTACATATTTGATATGTGTATCTAAAGATTATATGAATTTTATAGGAAAAATGAACTTACTTCAGTATTCACAAGGAAAATATTTAGATGCTTTAGGTGCACTTGTAGATGTTTCAAGAATAACCGAAAAAGAAGCTGAATGTTCTATAGAATATACTTTTTCTAAAATATTTGATGAAAGAAAAATAATACCAAAAGGACATAAAGTAGCAAAAGATAATTTATACTTCGAGAGTATCGAAACAATAATATTAGAACCAGGAAGAAGAACAGTAGTAGGGAAGGTAAGATGTTTAGCCTCTGGACTAATAGGAAATGATATAGAAATTGGAGCAATAAATACAATTGTAGATGATATCCCTTACCTATTATCAGTTTCAAATATAACTAAAACATCTGGTGGTGCTGATAAAGAGGGAGATGAAGAGTATCGAAACAGAATAAGGTTAAGACCTAGAGCCTTTTCAGTAGCAGGACCTCATGGTGCTTATCAATATTATACATTAACATCACACCAAGATATTAAAGATTCTTATATTTATACTCCTCCATCAACACCTGGAGTTGTAAAAATTATTCCGTTATTGAAAAATGGAGAATTACCTAGTCAAGAAATATTAGAAAAAATTAAAGAAAAATTAGCTGATGATGTAAGACCATTAACAGATAAAATTGAAATAGAAAAGCCAAAAGTACAATCTTATAACATAGATATAAAATATTGGACTAAGAAAGGAGATAATCCAATTTTAGTGAAAAAAGAAGTAGAAGCTGCTTTCAATGAATATATTTATTGGCAAAAAGAAAAGCTAGGAAGAGATATAAATCCAAATAAATTAACTCAATTATTGATATTAGCAGGAGCAAAGAGAGTTGAAATAACAAGTCCTATATTCCAAAAAATTGAAAGAGACACTGTAGCAAAAGAATTGACTAAGAGCATAAAGTATATAGGTGAGGAAGATGAATAAGTTAGAGCGAGCAAGTTACACAGCAATATTTCCTGAGAACTTAAAAAAATATAAAAATCTAATAGCCTTTTCTAAGAGCATTGAAAAAATTTTTAAAACTTATATCGTAGATAAAATTGAAACTTTAGCACTTTTTTATAATCTTGAAGTACAAGAAGATAATGTTTTAGATGAAATTGCTTGGTTTTTTAATATAGATAAATATAGAGTAGACTTAGACAGAGAAATCAAAATAAAATTAATAAAGTCTGCATATTGGGTTCATTCAAAAAAAGGAACTAAGACTGCTGTAATTTCTCAATTAAAAAATTTAAATTATGAAATAAAAATTGAAGAATGGTTTGAGTATGGAGGGAGACCTTTTACATTTAGGCTTACAACAGTGAATGAAAGTAAGGAGAAGGATTGGTTAAAAAATGTTTTATCTCTTATAGAAGAGTATAAAAATGTTAGAAGTATCTTAGAAGCTTTTTATTTGTTGAAAGAAAAAAAATACGAATATTATGTTTTAGGGTACAAAGAAGTATTTATAAGTGGAAAAAGAGTTAATGCTGGAGAAGATATAGACGTAAAGAAAAATCTATTCTTAGGAGCATACAAACAGATTAGAAAGGAGATTGTAAAATGAAATTTAGTGGATTAACAAAAAAAGGAAGAGCATATCTTGCAAAATGTCAGGCTAGTTCTACTCCTATTCAATTTACAAAAATGAAATTTGGAGACGGAAAACTGATAGATAATGAAAATCCTGCTGATTTAATTGATATTAAAAATATAAAAATAGAAAAATCAATATTAAGTAAAGAACAAAAAGGAGATGCTGTAGTACTAACAACTGTTATAGATAATGTTTCTTTAGAAGAAGGCTATTTCCCTAGAGAAACAGGAATATATGTATTAGATGAAGGAGTAGAAGTTCTATATTTTTATATGAATGATGGAGATGAGACTTCTTGGATTCCACCTGAAGCAGATGGACCTCATAGAATGGAAGTAAAAATAAATTTAATTTCATCGAATACAGGATCTGTTGTTGTTCATAATGATGGTAAAGATTTATATATAACAAAAGAGTACTTAGAAGCAAATTACACTCAAAAAGGTGAATATGATGGAACAGCACAAGAAATTGAAGATAGAGTTGTTGCTGCTGTTGGCAAAGAAGATGGTAAATTTCCTCTAACTGAATCTATAGTAGGTAATGTATATTATTTTCCAGGAAACAAAAAGTTTTATATTTGTAAAACAGCAGAAAATAGAAAAGTTAGTGTACCGAACGGGAATTTTGAAGAACTTTCAATTTGGGAAAATCGGAAGAGATTGGAAAATTTATTCAAATACTCTGAAATTTTTAAGGGCAGAGCTGCAACAAAAGGACAAGTGTTAGGTAGTATCCCAGACAATTCAAA